GAGGACGGAAATATAAACACGACGGTAATTTCGGAGGGGTTGAAACAGATGTTAAAAGGGTTCGTTTACTTCGAATACATGAAGGATTTAACCAACCAGACAACCATTAACGGGCAAACGATACCACAAAATGAGAATTCGTTAACCGCTACGTCGTTGTATTCAATGATGTATACGCGTTTTAACGAGGCGGTAAGGACGTATCGAGCGATTCAGTGGTATATTATTACCAACATGACGGCAAAAGGCGGTCAGGTAACTGAATTAACGTTAATTAATCCCGGTACGAATTACGTTGATACGGTTAACGTGGTAACGACTGGAGGTAATGGAACTGGGTTAACGGTTGATATCGTACAAACTGGAGGCATAATTGACACGGTTACGATTAATCAATCTGGTTTGAATTACGAGGTAAACGATTCAATTATCATTACTGGAGGCGACCAAAATGCGCTGGCAACGGTTACCAAAGTAGGACAAACGTTTAAGGAATTCTACGGAAGGCGTAAGGAATTAATGACGTGGCTATGATTGAAATAAGCAAAGCGATAAAAGAAATTTACCAGTCAATCGATAACACTATCGAGGGCGTTTATAATGTAGGGGAAAACCGTACGGATTTCTGTTCTACAAAATGGGCGCGGGTTGGTAAAATTGTCGCGGATTCAATCGGAAGGGAATATTTAATCGAACAAATCGATTACGATAACTGGATAATTGCGTCGGCTTTGGATCCTTTGAACGTTGACCCTTTGGACGGGTTGGTTTATTTACCGACTCCAGTTTGGATTTCTGGCACTCGTTTAGTAACAAATTCCGAATGGGGTAAATTCTCAAACGACCTTTCGAGTAAATTACCTTTGGTTTGGTTACTGGAGGTTTTAAGGTATCGCCGTTTTGGTCGTGAATCCGTAATCGAATTCGAATCGGATTTGAGGCTGTTTTTTCTCGATGAGACAAACGTAACCCAGTACATTAATAGTGAACATAGGGAAAACGTTGTCGAGCCAATGGAACGCCTTTTAAATGAGTTCCTGAAGGGGGTAAATATGAATCGAGAATATAGACCAATCGACGATTACGAGGTTATCACCTTTAGTAGGTTTGGAGTTGAAAACGAACAGGGAATGTTTAAAAACGTTTTGGATGCAAATTTAAGCGGGGTCGAACTCCGAGTTACTTTAAGTAAGTACAAAGAAAAATGTAAATGTTAAATTTAAATAGCTTAAAAAATGGCTTTAGGATGTAATTGCAATGCGGGTTTATCCAATACTGGACGCCCGAACTGTGTGCCGATTCAATCGGTCACCAGTAAATTAATTATGGTTCCGTTGTTCGATGGTGACGGCAACCAAAACTATATCGATTTAACCGCTCCAGTTCCAAACTGGTTGGATTTGGTTAACGAGGTTGACGCAACGAAACGTTGGTTTCCGTTACCAAACTTTGAAAACGTCGAACTACCGAAAGCGGATAGCCAATTCGAGGAAGCAAATAGCGGGCGAATGGTATTTTTGCGTCAAGGAAAACGCTCGTTCACGGGTGAACTTTGGGCGGACGATTCCAGCCCTACGTTGTTGAGTAAATTACAAAATAACCGATGCGTTGATTTTGGGGTTTACATTATTGACGTTAACGGTTCTTTGGTAGGTTCAAAGGTTGGGGATTATTTGTACCCTATTCCAGTCGATAACCCATCGTTCGACCCTAAATATATGTTCGCAACGGATTCAACGACTTCAAAAATCATGGTTGCATTTGATTTCGACCGTTTATTTGACGAGGGAACGATGTACATGATTACAGCGACTGAGGCTGGAATCGATTTCAACACGTTAAACGGTTTGATTGACGTTAATTTCACCAACAATTCGTTAGCTGGCGGTCAGTTAGGAACGGTTTTGGTTTTGGATTACGGTACGGCATATACTCCAATTCAGTTCGAAGGTGGGGTTGCGGCTGATTTCGCAATTACGATAAACGGGGTTGCATCGACCTTTACTTCAGTAACTGAAGGACCGGCGGGCAATTATTCCTTATTGTATACGGCAACGGCTGGAGATGAAATCGTTATTTCAGTTGTTAAAACTGGGTATACCGGTTCATTTGCTTACGTAGAACCTTAATTTTAGCGTATGGAATTTCTTAAAATAGGACGATACTCGTTGAATATTGCCAAACTGGAGGGAATGACCAAATCGGAAGCGTTAGAAACGTTCCACGGTATCCCTAAAAACGTAATCGAACACGCATATCAACTGGTTAAACCACGTTCGAAAAAGAAACCAAAAGAAAAAAGCGAATAACTCGCAAAAAAGTAATGAGGGGCGGCGTAATTGTCGCCCTTTTTTTTGGCTTACCTTTGAAATATGGCGGTAAATTTAATGGAAACGGCACTGGGAGGGGTTCTAAGGAACGCGCAAACGATATCTTTTCCGGTTATCTGGAGGGCGGTTTTTCAGGACGTAAAATTCAAAACGATGATTTTGGATTGGATACGCTGGGACCAGTTATATTCGCAAGGGGTTGACGAATTCGGTGCAATTATCGGCTATTATTCGGAATGGACTGAAATAATAAACCCGTCGAAAGTGGCTGGAACTCCATTCACTTTATACGATACTGGGGATTTTTACCGTTCGTTGTATATTTACGTAACAAATGACTCATTTTTTATCGATGGACAAAGTATTAAAACGGATGAGGACGGCGGTACAAAAGACCTTTTCGTGGAATACGGGCAAGGAATCGTCGGACTTACTGACGAAAACAAAACCAGACTCGCAAACGAACTCATTACTAGATTTCAAACTGAATACGAACGATTATTATTCGGGAATCGATGAAATGCCGCTCTTTAATTGGATTGAATGTAACAAGGGAAACCTACAATACGTCCGAAAACCAAACGGTAAAAACAAACGGCGGGATGTGGAAGCGTGGACGGTCATTTATGACGCCTATATTCAGGAATTCGGGCTCGGTAAATTGTACGACCGATTATTAAAAGCGATGAAAAAAAAGGTCGAATTGCAACTGGATTACATTATAACAGGAAACCGGTTTAAATTAACCGAAATTGAGGTCGAAAAAGCCCGTTTGGAATCAATGCTTTCGAATAAGGGTAACGGAATGACCATTGAACAAACGTTAATCCATTTGTCCAAATGGCTGGGTTCATGGGTTAACTCAAAAAATATAACAGTACGGGAGTATTTTAATTTAATAAACGAGTATGGCAAAGCAAATAAAGGCAACTGATATATTCGAAAACGACGATATCTTTAAAGGTATTCGCGATTCGGCAATTCAAACGATTTCGACTCTGGATAAAATGAACGCCGAGTTTATTCAGTTAGCAACCACGATGAAAAAATCAATCGGTCAACAGAAATTCGACTCTACAAAATCCATTAATGAATTCCTAACGGTTCAAACCAAAGCGAACACGTTAATGGAGAAATCAATTAACATACAAAAAGCCAAATCGAATGCGGAAAAAGCGGCGGCACAATCACAACAACAACTAACGAAAAACGAAATCGAGCGTGAAAAACTCGAACAACAAAGAATTCGAACAGCGCAAGCCAAAGCCAAAGCCGACCAACAAGCGGCACGGGAGGCGGAGCGATTAGCCAAAGCGGAGGAAAGAGCGGCGGCGGCGGCTGAAAAAGAAGCGAGCGCATACGCAAAACTGGAGGCGGAAACAAGGGATTTGAAAAACCAATCAAAAGAACTTTACGCCCAGATGTTAAAACTCGAACAGGAGGGCAAAAGGAATACCGACCAGTATCGCCAATTGGCACGAACGTACGGAGACGTTACCGACAGGGCACGCGAACAGCATCAACAACTTATTCAAATCGATGCGGCGGTTGGGGATAACTTCAGAAACGTAGGTAATTATACGACGCAATGGCAAAATCTACAGGCGGTTTTGGGAACGGTTGGTTTGGCGTTTGGTATTCAACAACTTTTCACAGGGGTAAAAAGCGCCGTTGATGAAATGAAAAAACTCCGCAAAGAGGCGTCAATGTTGGGAATGGAGGGAAGTAATATCGATAAATTCGCAACGAATGTAAAAGCCCTATCGGACACGTTTGGAGTTGATCAACAAGAATTAACGTTGGCGGCAAATTCCATGATGAAACAGTTCGGAATGTCAGCGGATGAAACGTTCAGAGTATTAAAGGAAGGTTATATGAGCGGCGCAAATGCGCAAGGGGATTTAACCCAACAAGTGAAGGAATACGCAACGCAAATGAAGGATGCGGGAGGGAACGCCGATACTTTGATGATGATTTTAAGTAAATCGAACAAGGCGGGGATATTTTCAGACAAAGGAATCGACGTCGTAAAGGAATTCGGGTTAAGGATTCGGGAGCAAACGAAAACAACACGTACGGCAATGAACGATGCGTTTGGTAAGGATTTCACCGAAAGGATTTTTAAAGGTATTAACGACGGTTCAATTACGACCGTTCAGGCGTTGGAGGAGGTTTCAAGAAAAATGAACGACACAACCATACCAACAAATAAACTCCAGACGGTTGTAGCTGACGTCTTCGCGGGTCCGGGGGAGGATGCCGGTTTGGAATACCTTAAAACGTTAACCGATATCGGCTCGGCTACGGGTAATTTGGTCGAAAAAAACGACCCGTTTGTTAAACAAATGGAAAAAATGGAGCGCCTCAATCAAGAATTGGCGGCGGCTCAATTGGAATTCGCTAAATCGTTGGGTTCGGGTGCATCCAGTATCGACGAATTAATTATCAAAGCCAAAATACTATTTTTTACGGTATTCATTCCAGCGGCTGGATTCATTTTAAAGGTAGTTGCGGCATTTGGTTTACTTCGGGCGGCAATCTGGATTAATAACGGAGGTTTAAAGGAATTGGCGCAATCGTTTACCAATATGGGGAACGTATTTCAACGTACCACAACGCAAGCCAACGCCAACGCAACGGCACAACGTGGGGCGGGACAAGCGGCACAAACGGCGGGACAACAAACGCAAGCGGCTGGGCGTGCTATGAATGCCGTACCATGGGTTTTATTAATCACTTTGGCGATTCAGTTTGCAACGGCTTTATACGATATTGCAAGTGGAGCGGCGGCGGCACGAACGCAACATGAATTAATGGAAAAAGAAAAACAAGCATCCAATAAAAACGCGACCAAAATCACGGAAAGAATGAATAAGGACCGCGATAAAGAGCTGGCGCAACTTGAAAGATTACGAAAGGGATACCATGAAAACGGTAAATTCATGAAAATAAGCGTCGAGGAATATAACCGAAGGCGTGCGGCAATATTGAAAGGAGGTAAAGAGGAACTAAATACGTTAATTGGAAACGCCAGCCAACGAAAAAAGGTTTATCAGGACGCAAAAAAAGAATTCGTTGACCTTCAAAAGCGAAAGAAAAACGCATCGGTTCTGGATTCGGACGAATGGACAAAAATACAAGCACGCGAAAAACAGTTGATGGAAAAATACAAATCGAAATTGAAGTTAACAGGCGAAGCACCGGAGGCAATCGAAGCGTGGGGGCGTGCAATGGTTGGTTCGTTTGGTAATAAAGTAAATGTTTATACCAGTATTCGAGAATTGGACCGCCGTATCGCTGGAGTTGATGAAAGAATCGGTATTTATAAAGAAAATTTGGAAAATACTGTCGGCATGGAGCGCGATTTCAGCGTCGAATTAAACGAAAATTCAAATCAAGTCGCCGATAATACAAGCAAAATAAAGGCACACGTTCCAGCGATGAAAGCTGAAAACATCGAACTAGAAAAAATGAACGAGTATTTAAGCGAGCAAAATACGCTTTTAAACGAATTGAACCAGACCAGACTGGAGGGGCAAATATTTTTAATTGATGAGCGTATAAAAAAGGAACTGGAAGCCCAGAAAAAACTGGTCGAGGAATCCATTTTAATAGGCGACAATCAAGACATTAAATACAATACCGCCAATTTAGAAAAATTACTTCAGGAAAAAGCCCGTTTGGAGCGTCAACAAATCGAGGAACGCGTAAAATTCGAGCGTGATGAGGCTTCAAAATGGCGTACCGAACAGATAGTTGAAAACCGTAAAACTCTGGAGGACGAATATAAAAAGGCGTTGGATGAGGCAAAAGGTAACAAAGCGGCAATTGCCAAAATCGAACAGGATTACCGAGCAAATCAACAAATCGCGGCGGAAAATGAACTTCAAATCGAATCGGATTACAAGTTGAAAATTCAAAATATCAACGAAAAGGCGAACAATGAAATCATGCAATTAAATAAGAAAACCGATGAAGAAACGATTAATTCATTAAAAGAGGTTACTGATGCCGTTACAACGGAAACGGAAAAACAAACTCAGACCAAAAAAGACGCCGACGATAAGGAAATGGAAAACCTTAAAGCGATAATGGACAAGCGTAACGAATGGGCGAAATGGTTAACGGATTACTTCATTCAGCAATCGGATAAAAGAATCGAGCAAATCGATAAGGAAATTGAAGCGGCTGAAAACCAATTCGACGTACTTCAGGAACTGGCTAAAAACGGAAACATCAACGCGAAGGAATCGCTCGCAGAACAGCAACGATTGATAAATGAAGCCAACAAAATGAAGGCAAAAGAGGAACGCCGTAAACAAGCGATTGAATTAGCGTCGTCAGTTTACCAGACTTACAACAACAAAGTCGCTGAGGGCGTGGAAAACCCGTTAATGGACACGATAAAAGACACGGTTTTACTTCAGCAATTCGTTAATACGTTAATCGGTTCGATGCCTTCATTTATGGACGGAACGGAAGATACGGGGGTAAATGGTCAAGGGGTTGACGGAAAAGGCGGATTTCACGCTATTTTGCACCCGAATGAGCGCGTTGTTCCAAAGGGATTAAATCAAATGATTGGAGACCTAACCAACGAGGAACTGGCGACTATCGCACAGGAATACCAGAACGGAAAAATCGTACGAGGAAATTCACAAATAATGAGCGCATTGAATACGGCGGTTTTGGTTTCCAAACTGGACGAATTAAAATCAACGATTCAAAACAAACCAGAGCATAATATCGAACTCGGGCAAATAACGTCGAGCATGGTCGAAATTTTGGATACCAAAAAGACAGGAAACGTAATTCAAACCAACCGATTTAAAGTAAGGAAATGAGGCATTTATTAAACGGCATTGAGATAACGCCTCGAAACAGGGAAAATATCGGCGTTGTAAGCGATTTCACGGGTAATCCTGACTATCTGAATTT